TCTTTTTCGCCTAAAAAATTTTCTTTAATATCTAAATCGCTTGAGTAATTCATTATATCCATGAGACATGATTCTAAAATTAACAACAATACACACTCTATCACCTTGTCCTAACCAGGGATTTGTTTCATGCCATAAATAATTAGGATGAATAATTGTTAACCCTACTCTTGGGTATACAGCATGTACTTTTTCCCAATAAGGATAAGATATGGAAGGTCGTGGATCTTGAAAAAGAACAGCATGCTTAGCATGTCTAGGGGACTTTTCCATATCAACATCTAAATTTTCATCTCCAACTGTTAAATAATGAACTAACACGCCATTTACATCCTGATGATAATGTGGATAAGTTCTCGCCCCGGTAGTCTGTACATTTCCAAAACATCTACCTTGTAATTCGATCTCATCTGCTTGATGGATTCCCCATCCTTTTCTAATATAATGACGAATCATAGTGCAAGCTATCTTTTCAAATTCAAGAATAGACTCTTTAGCAAAAGCATGTTCATCAGGATTATCAAATAAATTATAATGAGTTGTAGCGTAAAATCCTTTAGCTTCAGCCATTCCATAAAATTCAGGATTTGTTTCTCTTAAATTAGATAACGCCGTTTCTTTTAATTTCAACACTTCAATTAAATCATTGCGTGTTTTATGCGGCAATTTTGTGTCACTTTCTAAGAAAGGAGTAGCCCACTTTTGTTCAATTTTAGAAAACCTATCAAGCGGGTGCTCAGTAGTATCCGCAGGTTCTTCTTTTAATTGTTTGTAATACTCTATATGTTCTGGAGGTTTATTCATTTCGCAAGTTCAGTGGTAAGGGTAAGTTTTGGTGTCTTTTCAATATTCATACTAAATGATATTCTTGAGCCTTCACCTTTAAATGGATAGACAGCATGCATTAAACAATTAGGAAATATATAAAATTCTCCTACTTTTGGACGAAAAAATTGAGAGCTTCTTGTTTGATTATCTATGTTTCCATATAAAAACTGGATAGCTCCATCATTTGTACTTGGATCTTCCGCCCACAATTTTTTTAAGTTTTCTGGGATAGCCAAATATCCAACACAGGAAAGTTCAGCTTTATCTTGGTGTGAATGCATAGGATTATATTCACCCGCTTTCTGATCAACATACCAGCCTTCTATAACATTAGAATTAAATTCTCCCGTATTCAGTAGTTGCATAAAACCATGAATGAATCCCCCCATTTCATTAAGAAATAATTGGATAGCTTCAAGAGGCATTCTAGGCTGGCTTTTAATCTGTCCTGACAGAAAAGCTCCGTTATCTGGATGATCAGGCGGAAGGTTATTAAAGATGTGAAGCATAGAAGCTACGGTTTGGTCAGATATTTCCATACGACCTATTAAAGGCCCAAAAAAACTTTTAACAGTTTCCTTATCATTAAATCCATACTTCAGTGAATCAGAGATATCGTTTGACATCATATTAATTTAGTTGGCAAAATGCCGTAGTTTCTATTTTCAATGTTAAAATTTACAACCAGGGCAGATCTAACACCTGCCCGTGTATGCCCATGAGTTTCATGCCATACATACCCAGGATGAAGTATGGTAGTACCTATTTTAGGTTTAATTGTTTTTGCTTTATTATTATTAGGAACTTTAATACTTGGTCTAGGATCTAATAACAATAAAGTACCACTATCAGGATTATCAAAAGGAGGGGGCTCATTATCTGCATCTGTAGGAAATTTAAATTCATCTCCTACTGTTAAGTAATGCGACAATACCCCATCCCAACCATGGTGGTAATGAGGTAGTGTTCTCATACTATGAGTACGTTGTATATTCCCAAAACATCTTGCTTGTATATTAACGTTTTCATCCATATTCCACGCCTTTTTAATATACGTTCGGATAATTTTGGAGGCAATTTTTTCAAATTCCTGGAGACACCTTATCTCATTTTCATTCCATTCTTTATTTGAGTAATCAAATAGATTATATGTTTTGGCATCGAATTCGTTACCTGTTCCATCATAGTTATCCCCAGTAGAAACATTCTGGCATTTTGTCATTATACCAACTAGAACAGTTCTTACTACATCAGGTAGGTAAATATTTATACTGCCAATTGGAGTGGTCCACTCATGAGTAACATCTAACGAATCGCTGATATCATAATCTTGCATTGCCTCCCCCAAATTAGATTATGTTACAGTAAAGTCAACGTCAGTAACCCCGGTATAGTTTCTTAAGCCAATTTTAACTTTAAATGTTTCGTCAGCTTCTAAACCAAGCGCCGTAACTTTAAATGAACCAAGTCCGTCTTCCACGTCAACTCTACTTTTAGGAAGATAACCTCCTGTATGTTCTAAATAAATAGAAGCATCTTTTTCTATAAGAGTTCCGTCTGCATCAACCATTTTAAATTCTACCGCACCATCTGCATCTGCAGCTATATCGCCACCACCACTAGTTACTGTAAACTTTGGCATAGCCTCAGCTAATTGAGGTAGATAATTAAAATTGATATGATCATGCTCTTCATGACCAGGAGTATCCCAATCAGTTAAAATATTCGTACTAAAACCATAAATCTTATTATACTTTAAAGTAACAGAACACTCTGTTAACTTATCAGTTTTAAATGGCTGGTACATAAATAATGAAGCAGGCGCATGTAAGTGTCTAATAGTTCTTACAGGATGTGCTTTTGTAGCAGATGACATAGCGAGTGCATTTACTGCAGGACTAGCATAACCATCATGATTAACACCAATAACCCAACAAGCACCATCTGATTTTTCACCACCAGAAATTGATGGATCACTTCCATCGATCCAAGCATATGAAATACATCTAAATTTCTTGCCTGTTAATTTAGCTGCGTAATCGTCATGATCTAAAATATTATCCGGCATATTCGGTAGGAAATCTTCCCCTATAGCATATCCGCCACTAGTTCTACAAGCAGGAAGTTTCGTATGATATACACCAGATGCTGATGTCGGAAAAGCCATATATGGAATTTCATTCTCTACAGTTAAGCTTTTTTCCGTATTTGCCCATACAGGTTGGTCCTCGTATTCCCAATCAGCCGCCTCTATCCATGTTTTTATACAGGCGTAATCCTCATGAACCAAGTACTCAACATGCACTGGCATAGATAAACTATGATACATTTTTTTAAACATAATTGTCTCCGTTAACAGTTACAAGCGCAAACACACGCTTTTACAGCAAGGGTTGCATTAGTACCTGATTTAGTTAGTACTGATCCGTTATATTGTTGGTTACATTGCCCAGTAGCAGTTCCACTAGCCCCGTCTATATCACCTGCGCAATTCGCACCTGTAAAACAAGCTGTAGTCCAAGCACCATCACCTCTTAAATAATTCCCACTTCCTGGTGATCCACTCCCCAATCTAGCTGAAGCTAACACACCCGACCCTATTCTAGCCGCATCCATTGTACCTGAACCAATATTAGATGCATTAGTGGTATCCGTTGTGGCACTAGTTGCAAGTCCAGCAACTTGAGCATTTGGAAGATCAACTATTCGCGCATTAGGTAAAGTTCCACTAGTAACATTAGATGCGTCAGTAGTATCTGTTGTTGCGCTTGTAGCTAATGTAGGTTTATTCAATAAAGTATTCCAATCAGATGCAGGCATGTTGTCCAGTGCTGCTTGTAAAACATCACCTCCTACATCTAATAAATCCGCTATTTTCCTAGCATTTGACATTTTTGTTTCTCCTTAATGATTAACAAACTCTAATTGTGAAGTCGTATTGACTCCTGAAGTAAGTGTTACAGAAGAACCGTTAAAAGCTTCAAAATCATCCGGAGTACCCACTGTGTAAGTTCCAGTTGCATCATCCGCTACAAAATTTGCAGTTATACAAAATTTATCCACTGTTGGTACATTTATAATTTTATACCACCCATTATAACTTGTAGTTCCATAAATTTTTACAATATCACCGACAGCTCGTCCATGCCCAGCAGAAACCATACATGATTCACCAGCAGCAAAGTACTGCTGTTCAGTAATAGCTTTATTAATTTCGTAATTATTTGTCCAAGGATTTAGCTTAACTCCATTCAAAAATACTTGAAGCCAAACACCATCTTCAGGACCAGTACGATAACTATGACTAAAAACAGTTTGTCCGTTAGTTGCGACAATCATTGGGTATGATTTAAATAGACCATAAATACTTGATCCATCAAAACCAGTTGCTACACTTCCACTAGTAATATTAGCAGCATCTAACGCAGTTATTGCACTGCCATTACCTGCAAAAATACCAGCAAAATTTGTAGAAGTTGTAGTTCCAGTAACGTCTAATTTTGTTGTTGGACTAGCATTACCAATACCAACATTTTCTGAACTATCAATTGTTACTGCTAATGCATTTGAATTGTCATCTATTCCAGTAGATCTAAAATTCTCCATTGTCATTGAACCATCTACTCTGGCGAGAACATGCCCGCCTGCCGTAGAGTTGTCATGAACAACAAGAGTATTTAAATCTGTATCTACTGTTACTTCTCTTTCATCACCAGTAAATGATCCGTGTTGAGAGGTCGTTCCACCTCTTAACTGTAATTTCTTAGCCATTAGGTTAGACCTCCAAAATCAATTTGTAAGTTAGCACCACTAACGGTGCCACAGTTAGTAATGTTATTATTGTCAGCATCAAGATTACCGCCCAAAGTAGGGGCTGCATCTGATTGAACATCTGCTATTCCTGCCGCAATTGCAGCAAAGATTGAACCGTTATAATATTTTAAAATACTATTTCCTCCGTCATACCATAAATCCCCTTCAGCTGGAGATCCTGGTTGAGAATTTGAAATTACATACTCATCGGAATAACGATTAATATCTGTTACGTTAGCTGAACAGTTTGCCATAGCAGTAACATTCGCTGCTGTTCCAAGAATTGCCATATCATCAACTATGGCGGTCTCTCCCAAGATTGCCATATCATTTACGATAGCTGCATCACCGAGAATTGCCATATCAGCAATACAGTCAGTTGTTGCAAGTAAAGCCATATCGTCAATTACAGTTGTATTCCCGAGTAAAGCCATATCTTCTACCGCAGCTGCCGTACCTAAACGATCTACTTCATCAATAGAAGCGGCAACTGTGGCAACATCACCTGTTGCTGAAGCCGTAAGTATAGCCTCGGTTATTAGACCTAAATCCTCATGATATAAAAGCTCACCAGCTACAATATTAATATTAGTTTGATTAACAGCATCCGGGGCTGTTGCTTGCCAAGCCGTACCGTAAGAACGTAATTCGTTGGAGGTTGTATTAAAGAATAAATCTCCTGCATCATTATCGGCAACCGGATCAGTTGCACCAACTCGATACCTATCGGTAAAGAAGTTAACTCCAGCTGCAACTGCCGCAACTGAACTAACATCCGCAACATTATTAGCTACTGTTTCCATGTCATCAGCTACACCTGTCGCACCTAAAACTGCCATATCATCAATTACGCCCGAAGCACCTAAAAGATCCATGTCAGTAATAACAGCTGGTATAGCCAAAAGTGCCATATCAGCAACCGCTGCTGCTGTACCAAGATTTCCAATTTCTGTTTCTTTACCTGCAACTACTCCAATATCGGTTGCATCAGCGGCTACTGTATTAACATTAGCTATCGCCGCAGCTACCGTATTAACGTTTGCAATACTGGCACCTACATTAGCAACATGAGCAATGTCTGTTACTAAATCTTGAATTTCAGTTATATTATCTGCACAAGTCGAAATATCGCCAGCACCTGAAGCACTAGTTAAAGCATCAGCAATACTGCCTAAATCTTCACTATGAACAATATCGCCCGCAACAATATTTATATTAGCTTGGTTTTCATTACTTGGTGCGGTAGCTTGCCATACAGTTCCGAAACTTCTTAATTCATTTGTACTGGTATTAAAGTAAAGGTCACCGGCATCATTATCTACGGTAGGAGCTGTTGAAGAAATTCTGTACCTATTTGCAAAATTATCTACGTTAGTTATATTTGAAGATACTGTAGCTATATGCCCAGCAGCCGTGCTATCCGCCACTGCAGTAACATCAGTACTTATAGCCGCTACTGTCGTAACATTAGCTGAGATAGGACCAACTATATTAACATTAGCAATATTAGCTCCAACGATATCCACATTTGCGATTGAATTAGCAACTGTATCTATTTCACTAGAGGCTTCATTTAAATCATTTGCAACAGTTTCAATTTCTGATATTGCTTCATTCAGATCATCGGCTGTTTTAACAATCTTAGCCATATCTGTCGCACAAGTATCAATATTAGTTTGATTTGCTTGTACCAGATTAATATTTGTCTGATCTGCAGTTGTAGGTGTAGTCCTTAACCAAGAAGTATTACCAAGATCGTAGACCATTAATACGTTATTTGTCGTATTGAAATAAGCTGCTCCATCAAGTAAAGCCGCTGAATCATTATCTAAAGTTGGGTCCGAAGCCTTATTTCCGAGCCAGCGATCATCGAAATCGTCGTAACTAGTAGCAGCGTTAGTTTCGGAAGTAGCAGCGGCAGCTGCGCTGCTCGCTGCGTTAGCTACAGTTTCTGCTAATGCATCAGTTAACATCGCAGTAGTTACACGAAGTTCAACCCGATCATCAGTAGTAAAAGCAGATGCTACTGTGCCTTCTTGTGCACGAATAACAGTAAGTACATTTCCTGTTATATCAGTACATTTAACAACCTCGGTAGCAACACCACTAGCAAAGGTTAAATAAGCGTAATCTCCGCCTGTTATGGTAGGAAATTTACCTGTGCTAGTTACAGTAACCGAAGTAGCTGAATCAGTTATTGGACCTGGCAACGTTGTAGTTGCGTTATTAGAATATTTAACTCCCATCGGTACTCTCCTATGAAATAGTTACGTCCCAACTGATTGTCATAGAATCAGCAGCGCCTTTATTAACAATAGCAAAAACAGTCCTAGCTAACATAGTACCAGCTGAGGGGTCATTAAAAATACCCGCTTCTGTTAGTGCAGCTGTACCAGTTCCTGCTGGGTACGTAGTTTCAAATGTAATAACGGCTCCAGCGACAACACCTCCAGAAGTACCTAAAGCAACTCTAGCAACTTCTGTAACTAATGCAGTTTGTGCTACATCTGCTGCAGTAGTACCGGTGCCAATAGCCATGTGAGTCATTACACCTGCAGTAACACCCTGCATTCTATCAGCTATCCAGCCTTTGCCAGCCGTAACAACAAGGTTTTTAATTTCTTGTACAACTTCTCCGTTAAGAGTAATTGTTAGTTTGCCCTTTAGAGCAACCGTATCTCGGAAACTCATATTAATCTCCATATCAATTTACTGTTATTGTTACGTCTTCACTAGGTGGATCTGAAGATCCATCATGTAATATCATATGACTATTCATTGGTGCGCCATTAAGTAACCCAGTGTAATAAGACCATCTTAAATCAGAAGCATAAACAGTGTTAATAATATTAAGCGTGTATGCTAAAGCTGGTAAATCGGGAACAGTTACTGCGTCAGTATCAAATTTTTGGTTTTTACTATCGTAATCTAATACAACCTCTGTACCAATATTGGTATATGTAACTTCTGCAGCTCCAGGCATTAAAAGTCATCCCTTACTTTAAATTTAAGTCTATCAAATATAGTCCAAATAGCCCCATTAGTATAAGTTAACTCAATCTCGCCTTCATAAGTCCCAGCGGAAACATCTAACGTATCAGCGCCCCAAGGCATATAACAAGCCCCATCTGTGTATGGAACAACCTTTACACAAGTCATTGTATCTAAAACAGTTGTGGCTCCTAGAGCACGGAATTTTACTTTAACGGTAGGATTGGTGATATCGACTACAGCCCAGGTAGATGAATCATCGGGGTCTAGAGTAAGACCACTTGCGGCAGCATTGGAATCTTTTAATGTCAAGTTTATCTCTGGCTTCGTATCTCGAGCCACGAGATTAATCGTATCATAGTATGCCATTATTAACTCCTAAGGAGGTTGTTCTCAGCATTGGCAATGGTTGCAGGTGTAGAGTAATACAATATTTTAAAAAGTCAAACTAATTACACAAATCCGTTATCCTCCAATTTAGTATTAACCTCAATATCATTATTCCCCCACATGCCAGAATTAATAAGTTGTTTACAACTAGCTTCGTAACGCATGTAGTAAGTATTGTTTTCGTCTTTCATATCTCCACTAATAGCACCGTGTGCCTTATACGCCGAGTAATTTATTAATGCTTCTGTGTACACTTCACTAATTTTTAAATCCGCATAAGTTGATTTAGCTTTTTTAGGAGCTGCCGCGTATTTTAAAAGAATTTGAGCACGTTTAGGCGATTCGCTATCTGTGCCTTTGATAATTGCTTTAAAGGGTTCATTTATAAGAATTGATACATGTTCGTCAACATCAGATACTAACTTTACAGATTCATCTTTAATAGGTACTTCTTCATAATCTGAAGTGTAATACGCATGAATAGGAACTAAAAAATCTGAAGGCAGAGCAAATTCCTCTTCAGCCAATGGGTTGTCCATTTCATAAGTTCTTTTCACTAGATGAAATCTTTTATGTAAAGCTAAATTAGCTAGATTTATATAATTAATAAATTTATTTTGATTAATTATTTGCACTGCAGTTGGTACTGGACTTGGGTTAGCAGACATGTCTCCAACACTTGCAATAGCAAGCTTGCTGCATTCTCCGGTAGTTAAGTAATCAATATATTCAGAAACTTTCATATCATCCTCTAAGAAGGTGGATAGGCAAGGGTGCCGAAC